TGGTTCGATCCAGGATTGTGGTCACACTGGGTACCTTGCTGCCGTCGGGCAAACAGTAGTGTCGTTTGCCGTCTATGGTTTCTCTATTGATGGGTGCGTAATTGTATCTGTTGACTATCATTTAAAATCTAAAACTTTCTCCGCAACCACAACGGTCACGTTCGTTGGGATTTGAAAATTCAAATCCTTCATTGAGGCCTTGGCGAACATAATCTACAGTCATGCCATCAAGATATACTTCGTGCTTTTTATCTACCAGTACAGAAAAATCTGGTTGAGCATAATTTATGGTGCTGCTGTCACCAGCGTGTGCATCAACGTATTCTAGCACATAGGCCAGACCAGAGCAACCAGTGGTTTTTACTGCCAGACGTATGCCTATGCCACCGCGTTTTTCTAACAATCGTTTGATTTTGGTTGTAGCAGTGTCAGTGAACAAGATCATGTTTGATCCTGTAGTCAGCTACCGCCGCTTTGATGGCATCTTCTGCAAGTATTGAACAATGAATTTTAACAGGGGGGAGGGCAAGCTCAGTAGCAATTTCGCTATTTTTGATCGTTTCCGCCTGCTCAAGGGTACGTCCTTTGACCCACTCAGTAACAAGCGAACTTGACGCAATCGCGCTGCCGCAACCGTATGTTTTAAATCTTGCATCTGTGATTACTCCGTCAGTGACTTTGATTTGCAGTTTCATCACGTCACCGCAGGCAGGAGCGCCCACCATGCCGGTTCCTACATCTGTGTCTTCCTTAGAGAAAGAACCTACATTGCGTGGGTTCTCATAATGATCAACTACTTTTTCTGAATAAGCCATACTGGTTCCTTATATTGATTATACTACCAATGGGCCAACCAGTCAACCAGTTTGATTACATTGGGCGTTTCATTGCTGACTTGGCAGCAGCAGCAACAATGTCCTGTGCTCGGTCAACTGGCATGGCAGTTGGGCCAGTTTCGGCACCTTTGAAAGTGATCACACCCGAATTGGGATCCAGGGGTTCTAACAAATTACTCAATGGGGTCTGCCCAATTAGATCGCCTAGATTTTGAGCATTGACATTGATGTCTAGGCTTTGTGCCAGACTAATAAATGCTGCTTGACTGATTTGTTTTTGTGCGTTGGTATCGTTGGCACGACCGTTTAGAAAAGCCACCAGACCCGTCAGTGCGTTGGGATCTGGTGTAGATGAAGCAACTTCATCTATGCGCATTATCTACGTGCTCGTCCAAGTGCCGCAGCAGGAGGTTCAGCAGCCATGTCAGCAGCAGCCATGTCAGCCACAGCAGCATCAGCACCTAGATCGTCGGCGGCAGCCATGTCAGCACCAGCAGCACCTATGTCAGCACCGGCCATGGCAGCATCCGCTGCTCCAGGAACAGCGCCGCCAGGGGCAGCTTGTCCAGTTACCACATTCAATGCAGTGTCCAGTTGTTGTTTGGCACCTTGCAGATTGCCAACCAGACCGCTGAGTGCAGCAGTGGCATCGGTATTGAATTGTTGAGCTTGTTCTATGCCCACTTGATTCTTGATTGAATCCACCAGAGCTGGCAGTTCTTTGAATTGTAATTCTGTAACATCTTCCAGCATGCCTTGCATTTTGTCCACCATGTCTTGTGCAGCCAGCACAACTTGAGCTTGCTGAACTTCGCTTTCGTTTAGGCGTTTCATTGCGCGGCGCAAACGGCTTTCGGCGGCCATCATAGCAGCGCCGGCCACGAGTTTTTGTTCTTCGGGGTTGAGTGTTTGTCCAGCAGCAGATTTTTTAATTGCAGCATCAACTTTGGGATCCTTGGCAGCAGTGCCGGGTGCAGCAGGCTTGGGCTGTGCAGCAGCGCCAGCAACAGGTGCAGTACCAGCAGGTGCAATTGGCAAATTCTCTTCGTGCAAGCGGCTGGATAGAGCTTGCTCCATCATTACCAATTGCAAGTATTTTGGGTCACGTTCGCTGGTGTGGCGTGCAGCGGTGGCACGATGCTCACCCAATACTCCGCGCACACGAGTCAGCATCTGTTTGGTTTGGCCACGAGTAAGTTGGTCAAAACTAATACGTGAACCAAAGTAACTTTCGAATACTTTGGCTATTTGCTTTGATGGCTTAGGTGCCGATAGTTCTGTCAGTTTCATTGTTGAATCCTCTAATCTGTATGTATTTAGCCTGGTTTACACATTTCTCCAGTTCAGTACTTACCAAATTGTACTGAGCTATTTTTGGCTGAATTTTTGTAGTTGCTATTTCGTAGAAATCTTCGCTGCGGCTTTGTTTGCCCACAGTGCTACGGCAGTATATGTCAGCAGCCAGTGTTTGTTTTTTGCGGTCTAGAATCATGATCATGTTGCATAGCCCGTACTGGTGTTGTATGTCTGCTGTACACCAGCTCATGGCCACACGTTTGTTGGTAAACCGGCTTATTTCGCGGTCCCAGGAATAGACTCTAGCACAGTCTGATTCAGTTACAATACGATACTTGCCAAACACAATCACAGCACCGTCTTCATCGGTCAGTATCATCTGGTTCACATGACGTTTGAGTTCACGTTCAGCCCAACGGTCAAGTTTTTGCTGTTGTTTTTGTATCATAACGTCCGTATGTAATGTGTTGCCAACCAGCCTATAGTGCCCAGCAACACACCAATAATTCCTATACCCCAGCTCAACAACTGATCAGTTCTTTTCTGAGTGGTCTTTTCCATCATGGCACGAAGTGCAGCCATGGTATCAACTACTTTGCCAATGTTTGTTTCCAAAGAGTCCAGTTTGAGCTCCAGCAACTTGTAGCGTTCTGCGCACAGTTCAACGTGGGCTTCTAGGCTCTTTTTCTCAATTTCAGTAGTATCCATTAATCATTACTCCATTGATGTATTTACCGCAGAGAACCAAATGTTTTGATCTGTGCCCGTTGTGGCAATTGTGGGAGCCATGGCAGGTTGCTCGGTAAGATTCAGCATCATGGGCACGCCTTCGCAATCGCTCTTGAGTCCTGCTAGCGGATCTGGATTGTTGTGCATTTCAAACACGCCTGGGGATTCTGATCTAAACTCAAACTCCCAGACGCCGTCTCGATGTTCAGGTACTGAGATATCCTGCGGCTGTGTGCGCAGACCAATGATCTGCAACAGAGTTTCCCAGTTGCGTTGTTGGTTGCGACTGTGATTCCAGTCTGCTTGATTGTGTACCATCTGCCCCACACGATCACGGAATGGTATTTCGCTGGAACGAAAATGTCCAGTAACGCCTGTAAGACTACAATCAAAAAGTGTGCGGCATGTTATCTTCATTCTAGGAGTATTTAATGCCAAAAAGAAACCCCGGATTTTTTACGTCCAGGGTTGCTGTGGGTCTAAACTGATTACAGGTTAGTGAATGTTGCAGAAGCAGACACGTTGGCAGTTGGAATGCCAATGTTCAAGCCACCAGTTGCGTTGGCTGTTTGAGCAGCAGCAACCAGGGTAGCTGTAGTGTATGCGCCGCTTGGATAGATAGCCAAGCTAATAACACCAGCACCAGCACCAGCTTGGTAAATTGCGATTGTACCAAGTTGTTGAACAGATGTCAACACGTTGTTCAAGTAACCGTTAACGTTACCAGCGTTGGTCAACGCGGCGTTAGCTGTCAAAGTGAAGAAGTCAAGTTTTGGACCTTGGATCTGAACTGGACCTTGAGCTGCTACGTTAGCTGTTCCTGCGATGGAACCGTTTGCCACGTCCAGTGCAAATACTGGTTGTGTAGTTCCGTTTACTTTTGTAAATACTGCCATGATAAATTTCCTTTAAGTTAGTGGGACACATGATCCCTGCTTTTATTTAGTCAGTTTGGAAAAATCACGCTTCTTGAGGGTTGTTTCTCTGACGATTTTGAGCGGCAAAAGCATTGGGATCAAATCTATTTACCGCTTTGGCATAGCCTGCAGGGGTGGCCATGACCCAGCCTTCTTGCCCCGGATGCTCTAGGTCTGCTTGGCGCAACAGATGCATTTTGATATCGTGCAGCAGAATAAATGCAGTAAACGCCGCGGCCAGGGCTGCTGTGTTCGAGCTAGGACTCT